CCCAGTCCATTTTGCCCTTTTCTATGAGCTGATATTCCGCCTGCCGTCTTTTTTCGATGCCGCTTGTTGCATAGCCTAATTCCCTGGCCTTCTTAACCTCCTCGTTATAGCGCAGATTTATCATCCCTATCTGCTTTTCATATTCGTTATCATGGAGGGACAATTTCAATTCATATAATTTGTATTCCTGGTCTGCGTTCCAGTCGAACCGTTTTTTTGCATCCGCCTTTCTTTTTTCCTCTTCATCGTTCCTGAGTTTGGCTACTCGCTGTTCTTCCGCCGCCTTCGCTTCAGCATTGGCCTTTTTTAAGGCCTCCAGTTCTCTTTTTGCGGGTATCATTTCAGCCAGTATGCCGGCGCTTTTGGTACGGTCCACCGGCGGTTTATAGCCGGTTGCCATTTCTGTGAATGTCCTTCGACTTTGGACATCCTCTAACTCTTTCATCTCTCGAAATTTACGTTGACCTTCTTCAATAATTGCTGTCAATTCATCTATTCTTTGCTGCCTGCCTTCGCCGATTCGCCCGAACTGCATCGCCTCGATTTCCGATTGCGGTCTGCCCGCCGCCTGGGCAGCCATGATTTTGGCGTTAAAAGACCAGTCCTTTGCCTCCTTGGCTGCCTGAGCCGTTGCATCCCTCATCTTTTCCACGAGTTTGATACTATTTTTTAGCGCCTCATCATTACCGAATGCCTCCATCATCGCGGCAATTCCCTTGCCGATAACCGGCACCGCACGGGCCGTATCTCTGATTGCATCGTTGAGTTTTAACTCCGCCTGCAGAATATCTGTGTAATTGCCTGAAATCTTGGCCTGTTCCACCCCCCACGCCCGATATGCCGCTATAATTCCGAACTCGCCTATCCTCAATGCTGCGGCAGCGGAAAATCCCTTTGCCATTAAAGTGAAGTTCCGCTGGATATTGCCGAGTTTTTCGCTCGCCTCATCCCTTGCCCTGATTATTAAGTCAACACCATGTTCAGCCATAATTCGTCGCTCGTCGCTCGTATCTCGTCGTTCGTTTATTTTGAATTTTCTTTATTTTGGTCATTTGAATTTGTTTAGGATTTAGAATTTAGTGCTTAGAATTTTTCTTCCCAGTGTTTCTTTTCGTTCGTTATAAACCTTGCCGCATCGAGAAAACCGGCTGTCTGTTCCAACTGCCCGCCGGCAACCGGCGGCAGGCCATGTTCGATATATAAATTCGCCATTTCAATGATTTCCCAGACGTCCAAAGTTATAATCTCCAGCGGACAATCCGTTATATTTATTGTTCCTTTGTTCTGACATTCATCACATCCTTTGCCGTTACAAGCCAGACACCTCATCTCAAGGGGCAATTGCTCACTCGGTTTATCCGTACATTTAGCTATGCCTTTGCATTCGCTGCAGAGCTTTCCGTATGCAAGTCCGATTGCGAGTCTAATTTTTTTTTATCCTCTTGCTGCAGGCGGGTATTGCCTAAGAGTCCAAATAAAAGCTCCCACGCCTCAGAGATGGTTAATACCAAATCCAGATTAGCCGGGTCATATTGAATCGCCTCACCATCCCTGTTTGTAAGGTTCTCCCAGCCTTTCAGGCCGAGCTTAACCCCTGAGATGACCATATCGTACCCTTCGGCATTAGTTTTGCATTTACCGGCATCCTCATTGATTCTGTCGCATTCCTTCCACTGCCTGCCCGTCAGATAATGAAATATGAATCGCGGCTGTTGTTCAACGGGTTTATTCTGGTCGCTTTTCAGAACAATGGTAAAGGTTTCATTCGGGTCACAACAAATTGGCATAAGTCGCTACGCTCCTTATAAAATAAAATTCAGACCTCAGACTCCAGAAACTGGATTCTGGTGTCTGTTTTCTGGTGTCTGTTTTCTGGTGTCTGGATTCTTTTTTGTACTATCCAAGTATTTTTCCTGTGTTTGGGCATCGAGTGCATTCCAAATCAAAAATATCTGGTCATCGGTCGCTGCTTCGAGCCCACCTCGATTCTTCAAAACCGCCTCTTTTATTTTTTCAAAATCATTCATACAAAATCCTTTCTCGTGAAAACTTTTTTTAAACGAGATACGATTCACGATTCACGATTCACGAGATACGCTTTTTAAGTTACAACGAATTTCACCGCCGCATCGACTGTATCGCTTGTCTGCAGGCACTGGCCGGTGATATCGTAAATCTGGATTCCGCCCCGGTCGCCTTCCTTAATATCCTTATATTGAACTTTTGGTATTGTAAAGGTCACGATGTCGGTGCTGTCGGTCACAACAAGCGATAATGCCGCAGACGTTCCTGCAAGGTATGAACCGAAGAAATCATACCCGGCAACCAGGTCCGCCTCCGGGTCGATTGATATTTCAGGGTCGTAGTCGCCAATCAGGTAATGTGCAATCCCGCCTACCCCTGTAACATCGCCTCTCATTGTTACTAAGTTATTCATCTTTAGACTGAACTTTGAGATTTTGATGGCCAGGCTTGCCAGTGTAAATGTCCCTGACTGCATCCGCAGAGGAGCTCTTGTCGAAGGTGCATAGGCCGGCAGCGCCACATCGGTAGGAGCGACCCAGATGCCCTTAAAATCAAAGCTGAGTATTACCCGCCCGCCTGCCGTGCCGTCAAAGGATACTTCGCCCATTGCTCCAATAAGTTCCTTAAATACTCCATCCTCCGACACGCCTATCGAAATGCATTTCTGCGAAGACACCGAAGATGTATTTTGATAAGTTTCGCTGCTCTTGGCGAAATTGGCTGCCTGCAATAGTATTGCAAGTCCTGCATCAAGTCCATGCGAGCCGTTGCCCAAGAGTTCTGCCTTGAATGTGCATTGTCCGCTTCGTTCGGCAAGTACACCGGGTGAACCGGCGCCCAGAAACAGGCCGGAGCCTTTTCTCTGCTCGAAAGGCGATGTCGGATTTATCTGCAGGTCAAAGACCAGCACATCCGTTGCCGGCGTCACAACCGAGCCTTTTGTCGTTTCCAAAGAGACCTTGATAACACGTTTTCGTGTTAAAAGTGGTGCTGAAAGTGCCATTTTTTATTCCTTTCACTTTTTTTAGACAGGATAACTGGATTTTTTTCATTCCGTTTTATCCTGTAATCCTGTCAATAGTCAATAGACAATAGACAATAATCAATTCCCTTACGCCTTCGCGTAAGGATTCATATAATTAGTTCTGTACTTCACTGCAATTTTTACCGCTATCCCTGAAAAGCCATTTCCGTCATCGAACTCCTGCGAGGGCAGTATAACTGTGTCGTAGGCATATCCGCCTCTTGTAGTATCGAGGAGCAGCTTTTTTTGAATATCCGCCCGCGCCTGATTGATTCGGGTATCGATTGAGGCCGTGGCGGTGTCGCTGTCGATAACAAACGCCATCAAAAGAAACGGCTGCTGCCAGTCCTGTGTTTCCAAAGGGTTCATCCCCTGTTCTTCGTCCGCCTGTTTTATAAGTACAGTTAAGTCGTTCGGCGCCACATCGGAGAAATCGTTGCGTCTTGGTCTAAGGGCCGTAAGTGTTTGGTGGTAGCCGTTGGCGATTGTTACGGCATTTATGGCCGATTCGATATTCTCTGCTATCAATTCAACAATCGGGTCATCGGCATCGATGGGCGTTCCGCCATCGAGAAAGCCGGCCCCGCCATATAATGAGCCGACAAGGGCATTTACCGCATCGGTTACAATCTGGCCGAACCCCTCATCACAGTTGATTGCATAAGAAGCAGCTCCGCCTTGGGCTGCGGCGGCGGTATATTTCGTTCCTATGCCGCTATTATAAATTGCCTGAATTTCAGATAAAGACAATGCCTTTGGATAAATCCGGTAATCGTCGAGAAGACCTTCATAATACAAACTGCTGCCGTAAGTTGCTAATTTCATATTCATACCGGCATTAAAATCAGCCATTACGCAGCTATGATTTCCCGATGTTGCCTTCAAAACACCATTAACATACAAATCCAGATTTGCCAGGATGTCGGAAACTTTTGTAATAACGATGGTGAGCATGGTCCATTCCTGGATGCCGTCGGTAAACACGGCCCCTGATTCCACAATATCAACCGCCTGATTATTGCTTGCGTATTCGGCCATGAGTCCGCCTGTGTCCGCATTGATTGCGATTTCACAATAATTGCCTGTCCCCGCCGCATTGGTCATTATCCATTGCGGCAGTGCTTTAATGCCGTCAGACGGCCTGCACCATAAATTTACCGAAAAGCTATCCTTCATAACGGTGTTGAAGGCACTGCCGGTATCGACATATCCGGTCCCATCGAATTTTAAGCAAAAATCACCCATGATTCGTCGCTCGTGGCTCGTATCTCGTAGCTCGTTTTGAATTTTTCTTTATTTTGAACATTTGAATTTGTTTAGGATTTAGAATTTAGTGCTTAGAATTTTCCTTTATGCCGCTGTTTCTGCGGCGATTTTCATTCTTTGCAGCACCCTTACAATCTGTTCATCTATATTTTTTTCGAGGTTATATTCGGCATAAACTGCTACTTCCTGAGCCAGACCGGGCATCGATTCGAGCAATGCCCCCGGCGATGGTCCTCGCAGAAATCGAATCGGGTATCTGGGCACCAAATCACCTTCGGAGCCCGTGAAGCGTCTTGCCCTGTTTTTCCCGCCGCTTACGGATACCATATCGCTGTATCCTGCTTTTTTACTGCCCGCCGATTTCCATTTGCCGCTTAAAGTCCGAACGGCGAATTTCTTCTGCATCCTCATAAAAACGCCGGTGAAATTATTTGCCTTCTGAATAAACGCCCGCCGTGCCAGCGCCGGACCCATGATATCACTTATACGGTATGTCACACCGAAGGCGATTTGCCGGGCGCCGAAATAAATCAATGGGATTCTTTTGCCGTGAACATCTATGGTTGCAATCCAGCGTGTAGTGGTGGCACGGGTCAGTTTGATTGCATCACGCAGTATTTTGCCCGGAAGTTTGACAGTTTTCAGGAGATTTTTAACAATTTGGTTTCTGGCCTGTGTGGCGGTCGTATTTATGGCCGACCGCATGATTTTGGGGATTTCTTTCGGTATCGAGCCGAGCAAATCATGTATCAGATTTATCTGCGATGGATTAAGTTTTATTTCTATATCAGACATAATTCCTTTTGCCACAGATTTCACAGATGGACACAGTTTTTTAATATTTATTTTATCCGTGAAATCAGTGCAATCTGTGGCTAATTCTTCATCTTAATTCCAGCCTTATAAATCCTGCATCCTGACTGATTATCCTGGTTATGCGTCTTGATACGGCTGCCTCGCCGATTCTCTTTGAAACGGCGACCTTATCGCCTCCGGTATTGACCTCAGAGCTGCTTATTCCGACTGTTGCATCATTTGCTACATCGATTTCGATAACCTGTCCCTGTCCTGCAGGAGCTCCGCCCAATGACTGCACATTGCCTCTATCAACGATTGCCGTAATATTCCTGCTGCCGCCGGCAGAGGGGTAATAAATCACCGCCTCTCCATAAAGGTCAAGTATTGGCGTCCGAGTCGCCACTAAATCGGTATCAAATGGATTACTCATAAATCGTATCTCGTCGCTCGTCGCTCGTATCTCGTTGTTCGTTTGATTTTGTTTTGAATTTTCTTTATTTTTGTCATTTGAATTTGTTTAGGATTTAGAATTTAGAATTTTCTTTACAGTCTGTATCAAAGGCATTTGTCATAAAAAGTGCTTAAGTGCTGCTTATGCTCTTGTGCTCTTAGTTTATCTCCTATAATCATATTGATGCCGCGGAATTTCCGAAGGCTTGTTTACCAGTTCATCCAAAGTGATACATCTGATAGTTCCCGCCGCAACCTTTGCGGCAACGTCTGCAATGTTCGCCTGCAATTTTACATAAACCGCACTGCCGGGTATACCTATCCCGTGAATATATATTCCACCCAATCGGGATTCACTTACGGCAGCGGTAACGGCAGCGGCAATAGTCGTAGCATCCTGTGAGGTGTAAGTAGTGCAAAAAACTAATCCAGGGTCTCGATACCGGCTTGACCAGCCAACCTTGCCATAGATTGGATAATCAGCATCGGGCATAGTCTGTCGAACTATATCCAGCATATCGGCCAACATGCCGTTATATGTTGCCATTTGAGCGATGGCATCATTATGCGAGCCGTCGGGTGTTCCACCGGGGACTGCATAGATTCTTGAACCTTTACTGAAACCGTTGGCACACATCCATTGCTGCATCAGCCGCACATCGGCGATGATTTCTGCTTCGGTATAAGCTGCGGTATTTTGGTTATCTATCGACCAGCTGTGATTAGCAATTAAATGACCCTTTGCCTGCATTTCACGACATTGAGCAAGGGTCAGATAGCCAGTTGTTCCAATTTTATTACCTTCGATAAAAAATGTTCCCTTCAAGTCTGCCGCATCGAGCAATAGTGATGCATCATAAGCATCTGATATTCCATCATCGAAACTTATGAACCATTGCGGGGTATCCGTCTGTTTGACAAAACGCATTTTGCTGAAAGTGATATAATAAGCAGCATCAGGGTCAACATAAGAAGCGTCATCCTTGCGTATATATATCATTACTCCGACAGAAGCAAGATGCTGATTTAAAAAACTCGAATCTGTTCCTGCATTGATTGAAAATCTGGCTGTATGCCATCCGGCTTTTAGAAAAGAAAAGGCATAAGAAGCCGGCACGTTATTACCCACAAAACCGCCGCCTGTTGTCCAGTTATAATTACCAGTAGTGCTGTACAGATACAGCAACATCTTTACTAATGCCTTATGCGTGGTAATATCTTCCCCCACCATCTCAGGAATATAGTATGTTAGTTCAACCGTATCATAAGCGGAAATGTCCACATCCTGGGCAGCGGCGTTGGTGAAAAACCGCAGGGGTTGTCCTTCGTTGTCACCAGTAACGGCATCGGTCAGATTCCACCGTACCTTGCCGATAACGGGGTCAATATCGACAGAAAAACTGTCGGTAGCCGCATAACTGCCATCCTGCTCAACAAACTCGGACGCGGTATCACAAAGGTACATATTATTAATAATGTTAGTAGTTACTGCTGAGGTCGCTTCTATTTCGGTCAATGCCTTTGCCCTAAAGGAAGCACCGGGATTTCCGTAGGGTACGGAATATCTGTATCTATGCCTATCTGCAAAGCACATTGAACACAACATTAAAATCAGGGCTGTAATAAGACCAACCTGAATGAGTTTTTCAATCCTATGGCAACCTGTGCGTTTTTTTTCTGATATATTTTTCATTTTTCTATCCTTTTTTAGCCACAGAGAACACAGAGTTTTTATTTTTTTGACACTGATTAACACAGATTAACACGGATTTTTTAATTATTTATTCTGTCTTAAATTTTGCAATACAGGGTCGCTTGAGCAGCTCCTCTTTGCATTCGATTGCAACCTTCAGGGTAGCCTCTGAGTGGCCATCAACCTGAGTAATCGCTGCAGTATTTGTGCTGATTACAATATTATTTTCCTTGAGTATTTTCAAAAGCTGCGTTATCAGCCAGACCAGAATAGCCAGTAGCACCACACAAAATCCCGCAAAACCATACTGGATTACCGGCGTCATTACCGTTGTTGTCTGTTGTGCATCCATATATCTCCCTTAATAATCATTAATCAATAGTAAATAATCAATTCCCTGTCGCAGCCGGCGGAGAGGGGTAAACTCTCCGCCGTCCGCCTGCCTTGCCGGGCCTTTATTGTCCCCTGCATTATTAGCTTAAAGTGGCGTGTGCGGCATACTGCCACAGGCCGAATCCCGCCTCGCCGGAGAATTTCGCACCGAACAGGTATTCATTATTCTTGAATGCATGTTCGCTGCCTGGGCCGAGAACTTCCATCTCAACTCCGGTCTCTTCCTGCATAATCATGGCCTTTGCCGAGCCGTCTGTACGGAATACCATGAACTGGTCTGTCCACGTTGAAAGTCTCGGGCTTGTCGCCAGCGAGATTTCCAAATCGCCCTTCATCGAGCGAATGGTATTTGTCTGACCGCTGTCTACGTTTGGGTTATTGATGGCCGCCTGGAACGGTCCCATCAGTCCTGTCCCGCACATTACCAGAAACTGCGATGCGTCCTCGTTGATATATTCGCCCTGGTCATCCTTGAAGCCGAGCATATATCCGATAACGCCGAGGATTGCCTGCACGGCCTCTGCCGCCGTCGGCGCCGTTGCTGTGGTTACATTCAAAGCCGATACCTGAGCTGCCGCCAATAGATTGAGTTGTGTGCCGGATTTTCCTTCGCTGTGGTCGGTATCGAAATAATACTGACCATCGTAGCAAAGACCTTTTGTGGCGGCCTTGCCCGCCAGGAGGTATGTCAAAAGTCTGCTGCGCCAGAAGTTTGCCGCACGTTTTGCCAGTTCATTGATTCGTATCTGAATCTGACCCGTCTTATCCCTGCGGAAGTCATCAATTTTAATTCCGAGCGTTGCCTCCCATGTCTTATTGATGATGGTCATTCCCTGCTCGCGTGGAACCACTGCGTTTCTGGCGCCGAGCCATTCGCGGAATGCCGGAGTCTGACCGAGCCATTTGTATGTCTCCTGTGCCTGGTCGCTGCCAATGAGCATTCCAACCTTCCCAATCCAATCAGTCTTCATCGCCGAATCGAGGGCATGATAAAAACTGCCTATAATATCCCTTG